CTTGAGAGGCCACGCATGACAGTCAAGGCCGCTACCGGAGCAGGTAAGACGCGTCTTGCTATTACAGTCATGTATAATTGGTTGCATGATGGATACCTCCGCGCTCCTACTGTGAAAAGTGGCAAGCCTGTCATTGTATTCGTTGTGCCAAGCAAGCAACTACTGAATCAATCGCGAGCAGTCTTCCGTATGTGGGGTCTAACTTGTGGTCGCATCGGTGGTGGATACAATGAGCGCGCTCCTAACAAAGATGTTTACATCACTACCTACCTCTCACTGAAGAAGGTGCAAGCACTTACTCACTTACAGCACCGCACTACACTGATTGTCTTAGACGAATGCCACCGAGCCGGTGGTGAAGTTGCGCTTCGCACACTTCGCAACTATCAAGGTGATGGTTGTCTTCTGTTGAGCGCGACACCAAACAGAAGTGATGGTGTTTGTATGATGCATGAAATGAATACAGCACCCGAAGGTTCTGTTTGCTATGGTGAAGACTGCGACCACGGTATTCATGTTGACCTCAAGTTGATTGATGGTATCAAGCAATCACGCAACGGCGATGATGAACTTGACTTCACATTCCATCTCATCAAGATTGACATGACTGTTGCTGAACAACTTGAGTATGATGATTACACGGAGCGCATATCCAAACTGTATCACAAGGTAAGGAAGTTGGTTGCCGAAGATGGTGGCAACACAAACAACTTGTTTGACCGCAACAATTGGGGTTGTTCAAATGAGACAAAGCAAGCACTCTCCATGTATCAAAACCTGTGCAACAAGCGCAAGCGATTGATGAATGAGATGGAGAACAGATTTACTTCAGCGCAATACATACTGCACAATAACATCGGTAAGAAATTCGCGCTGTTTCATGAGACTATCTTTGGTATTGAAAGACTGAATGGTATGTGTAAAGACTTGGGTATTCACCCTCACATATACCACAGTGGTCTTACTACCCTACCGCCACATGTCTATGAGACATACCCCGAACTAAACAACGCGGGATTCAAGCGAAGGCTTGCGCAGTATGGTGAAGATGCAACCAAAGAGTTGACTCGCTGGGAGCGTTCCGCTTCCGATATACTACTCACTTGTAAGTCCTTGAAAGAAGGATTTGATGCACCGGATATGGACGGTGTAATTATGATGAGCGGCACAAACAATGTGCGCTCTCGCATTCAAACTATTGGTCGTGTGTTCCGCGGTAGCAAGCACAAGGACATTTACATGTTCGCTTATGACAATGATGAGAGCGGAGACATGCGCTCATTCTATCAACTGATACACGACACAGGCATACCATTTGACAAGATTAGCATTGTCAAGCACAGTCCAGCGTGAAACTGATTTGCGCAAGACGAAATATAGCAAGAGGTGAATGAATTGGAGACAATAAAAAGAACTGAAAACAGGAAGCAAAGCAACGGAGAATTGTTCAACGATGATGAGTTGAACGAGTGGGGATACCCTTCGGACATGTATGTGTTCGCGGGTTGTGAAACCACAAGAGTCATTGTGAGAGAAGAAATATACCAAGAAGGAGATGAGGAAGATAAGAAACCTCTCTTTGAAGAAGTATTGCACATCACTTACACAAACTACTACCACCACTGCAAAGCAACTGAGAACGAACAAGACAGAATATCATACATACTTGATGATGAAGATACAGAAGACGCAGCATTGTTCAACACAACAATGAAACTATACGCAAGCAATCTGTTAGCGCGAATGACTGTTCCTCAACTGAAGGCTCACTGCAAAGAGAGAGGACTGAAAGTTGGTGGCAAGAAGGCTGATTTGATTTCGCGTCTAAAAGAATATGTTTTGCAAGGCCATGACAAATTAGTAGGTGAAGAAGAATGAGATTGACAGAAGGAGAAAAGAACCTACACATCATCTATCTCGCGGAGAGGGAGATGAATTATGTCGGTGATGTTATCACACTTGAGAGAGCAATATCAATGAAGAGATTTGATGATGTTATCAAGAACAACTTGGTAACTGATGACGACGGTGAAACATTTAGAATTAGATGGAAGATTCACACAAGGCACAAAGCGTTCCCTATTTGGAATGAAGAAGGCGCGGTTTACAGTGCTGTTACTAATGAGAATTGGGAGTTTGATAACCTGCGACGGCATTTGATGAGAAGTATCAAAGGACGCACAGGATATATCGCAATCAGATTTCTCACACTGAGAGAGTTCGCATTACACAACGCGAGAATGTTTGGTGTTGAAGACGAAGTAGTATTGAAGGAGTTTGGATTAGAATGAGAGCAGCAAGAAGATTGATGAGAGAAGAAGACGCGAGTAGGAGTTTATCTCCCGAAGATTTCCCTCAAGAGAAGATGACATGGGAGACAGCCGATGGTGTAAGTTATGACCCTACAAAGAACGGCTACGCTGTATGGAAAGAAAGTCTTGAAGGCGCGAAGAAGATGGAAGATGACATGCGATTCTATGCTGCTAACCTAATCAAATTTATTCGCCATAGGTATGAGGAAGAGAATTACAAAGGCACATACAAAATGCACTTTACTGAAACTCACAACTTGATTCTTGATTCTTATGATTACACAATCAACGGTTGCAGTTGGTCAAACGGTGGTCGCGATGGTTGGAAGTTGTCGGATAATGAAGGCGACATTTGCGGCGCAATATACCATTGGCAAGACAATGACAAAGAGGGAACTAACCCTACACTTAACACAAAAATGGCTTTCCAATTCATGTATGATGTTGCTAACAACAAACATGGCGCGGAAGTATTAGAAGCGGTATCGTTCTATGGTGCAGGTTGGGTTCCTGTTTCTAAGACTGTTGAAAAAATCAACAAAGGTATCAACTTCCCTTCCGCTGACCGACCTATCAAATTTTCATTGAAGATTACTCATGTAGCAACGAAGATGAAAGACAGTATGGCTCTTGGTCCATCAAGCGCAGATGCAAAGCGTCGTTGTATTGCAAACTACGGTGAGAATGCTTTGAAGGAGCGCAGAACTATGGTTTCACTACACATCACTGTTGATGGTCGCGAGAAATGTGGTTGCCACAGTGGAACGATAAGCGCAAATGTCCATGAATTTGACAAGTGGTTCCGATTCACTTGTCCTGTCTGTAAAGGTTCCACCTTACGCGATGTTGAGAAACCAAAGGTGCTTAGAGATATTATTGATGATGAATACGAGGGTCAAATTTGTCGTTGGCAAGATGAGATGGGCCGCTACATGAACTTCCATGAAGTTGAGGTTCCCGCTATGTATTCCGATATTAATGACGAGAGTTTGCAGCATGAAGAACATGGTTCACTATACTATCAACACCCAACAAGGACTCGCAAAGAATGGAAACCTATGGAAGTAATAGACATAATGAGGCAAGCGCATGATAATATTGGTCATGATTACAAAGACAACTTCCCTATGTTGTGCCGTTGTGGACATCACATTCACGATAAAGATGCTTTATTGATTGACCGGTCAAACTTAGGTTGTTGGAACTGTGTTGAAGATGACGCGAAGCCACCTTACCCACTCAAGAAAAAAGAAATAGGAGATGATGAAGAATGACTGATGAATTGAAGCAGAAAATTGAGACAGAAGAATGGATATATTGGGAGTATGTATTACCACGCTCCTTAGAGATTGACGAGCGCGCTTGGAAGAAAAGCATGCTTGCTCTAAGTGATAAGGAAGGTGATGCACAATGACTCCAACATTCTTAGGTCATGTTTGCACTTACAGATACCTTGTGAACGGACAGTTTGTGCGCATAGCAATAGATTGTGCAGGGCATCACGACGCTTGGGATGACCGCACATGGGAGTTCTTCAATGCTGATACAGGAGTGCATCACAATGATGGTATAGTAAATCATGTTGATGACTCACCCGTTCCAACCTATGACGAGGTGTATGAAATGATAATCAAACCAATCTATGAGGTGAAAGAATGACACTGATTCACTACAACACAGGCTATGAGATGACTCAACTTGTAAAGATTGTTCGCCGCGGTGAACAAGATATTGTTATCTTTATCCTTGAAGATAACAGACCACCAATTCCCCTTAACCAAAGGGAGGTATCAAAATGAAATACAAAATAAAAGAAGACGAAAGTAAAACAGATTTCGTTGCGCGTATCATAAACGGCAGCGACAAAGTAATGACAGCGAGCGATGTTGACAAAGCGATTGATAAGAAAGCAAAGGCAACACGCGGAACAAAGAAAGAACAGTGGCAAGCATTCTTGGGTGCGGCTGTTCGTAAAGGTTTGATTGCAAAGACTCGCGCAGTCAAGAACCATGAGACAGGTGGAACACATGTTGTTTACCACCCGCTACACCATCACCCTATTGGTGATGAGATACCACAGCCATTGTTCACAAGAACAAACGGTGATTTCAACAAGACAACTGACGACAATGGATATGTTTCTATGGCAAAGCGCGTAGGTTTTCACACAACATTTGATGAAGATGATTCATCAAAGGACTTAATCAAGCACCACAGAAATTTGATGAAGGAATTTCACCCGCTAAAGTTTGCTGAAAGTCTAACAGAATCACGCGATGCTATTGTGTCCACGGTCAAGCATGAGTTCACGGCAGAACAGTTACTTGAATCGCTTGAAGTATTGAACCAAGACTTGCATGACAATGTTATCGTTGCTATCTTTACCGCGCTTGGTAAGAACAACTACTCACCAATCAACTACGGTGCGATGGACTTCACCAAACCACAACCGCGCAAGACTGCATTGATGGAATGGACATTCACAGACGATGGAAATTTGGTGGTGAAGGAATGACAGAAGGATACGGATTTAATTGTTGTGAAAAACCAAGCACTTGTTTAGTAATGTCAATTGATATTCTTGATAGAACTTACACTAAACCTATGAGAAAATGCCTCACATGCGGAGCAAAATGGGAAGAAAAGGGTGATGAACAATGAACTCACGCCAAGTTAAATCATGGCTCAAGAATCAAGGTGTGCCGGTGAAGCACATCCGTAGCATCAGTGGTAAGCGTAACGGCCAAAGAGTCGTTCACTACATTGAAGCGCGCAGCGGTTCACTTCAAGAGATGTTCCCTATTGAAATGAGAGAGCGCATGCTCAAAATAATCTATGGTGATGACTTTGAGAGTAAGAATGGTCGTTGGATTGCAGGTAATATATCCCCACACATGGCATCAATGACTCCCATTCAATGGATGAAACTAACGGAGATGAAAGAATGACATTTGACGCGAAACAATTTGAAGAATACATCAACGATGAACACACAGTAATTAATTTGCAAACTAATGATGCGGGTAATGGTGAGTATGTCATTACTATGAGTGCATACATTAGACCACAAAGCCCACTGCGAGAGAAGTATCTTAATCCATCAAGAAACATGGGCCGCATTCCTATTGAGTATGCACGCGCTTGTCCAAGATGTGATGGTGAATGGGAACCACTCACTTACAACATCAAAGATGGAGAGATGAAAACAACTGTGTATCATTGTTGCGGCATGGCAATTGACTCAATCACTTACAAGAAATTTGCGCGCGGAGATAAAGTTGATATACAACCAGCCCAAGCAAATACTATGGCGCGCGCCACAGAATCACAAAACAACGATGACATGTTCATTGACTTTGGCAATAACGATGACATGTTCATTGACTTCGGAGGTGGCAACTGATGAACACCTTTGAAATCATACGAAGCGATGACGCTATTGACAAACACAAGATTTCGCTTAAGATATTCAAGCGTATCTTGTCATCATACTGCGAGAGGTTGAACTCTCGCACATCACAGTCCAATGGACAAAAGAAAAAGGAGGTTAAAAATTATGGAAAGTAAACCCAATGAAGCCAGCACACGCACCATCGTTATCGGTAGTGCGGTTGAAACCAAAAATGACATGCAGGTGGTCGCAAGCACCGCGTGGGAAGGAACCAAGTTCATTCCTAACGCGTGTATCAAGCAGACAATACCACATGGTGAGCAGACCATCTTCTTACTTGAAGATGCTCAAGTGAACAGCGTATCCGTTCGCGTCGCAGACAACTACAACTACGACACGAATGGTGATTCTGTATTGCAAGACACTGCTGACATGTGGATTGAGTTTGGTGAAGTTGCTGATGCCCCAGCCGCGGAAGTGAAGAATGATGATATGAACATGGACTTCGGAAACAACGATGACATGACAATTGATTTTGGCAACACTGACGACATGGACATTAGTTTTGAAGACACTGATGACAGCACACCTAACTTCGGTGATGCTCTTGGTCTTGAACTTGCAGACCATGTTCTCGCTGAAAACGAAACCGCAGAAGACGCGGAGCAGAAGCAAGCGAAGAAGAAATTGTCTGCTGTTGAAAAAGCGGCTAAGGCACGCCAAGACAGATATGAAGCGTCGGAGAAAGTCAAGGAGAACATGAAGTCCGACATCAGCAAAGCATTCGCTGATGGTAAGAGACACGAAGACTTTGGTGCATGGAACTTCCGCACCAAGACTTACGATATGGTTGCGCGTAGTGTCACAGTTGACCCTACTACTGGACAGTCAACGACTGAATACCACGAAGTATCTTCGGAGAAAGGCGACACTCGCGTTCGTGCAATCTTCAACCCAACCCTTGCTACACAAGACAACCCACTCGGACACTGTTTGAACCGAGCGATTGGACCGAACTTTGTTCCGGTTGAACACCCCGATGTATTCATTCCAATCATTCAAACTGTTCGCGGTATCAATGAAGCCAACGGCTGTGTCTATGAATTGAAGGAAGGCGACAAGCAAGCAACTCTTGTATCCGGTGAGGAACTAATTACATGGGACGCATACTCATTCAACAAGGGTGCGCGTGCTATGATTAACCTTGACCTAACAGGCTACGGACACAAGACACGAAATGCAGCAGCAAGTGGTCTAAGCAACTTTGGTTATATCAATCTATCAGCAAACAGAATCAGCGACGCGCTTGTTGAGGAAGAAGGTGGACATCGTGTTGGTGTATCTATCATCAACTCTCACGATGGTAAGTCTGCACTACAAGCATTCATGTCTGTTCTTCGCACATACTGTGGCAATCTCGCTGCGCGTGGTGGAGTTCAAGCATTGTTGATGGCCGGAGACAGAACCAAGATACGACACATGGAAGGCGTAGTGTCCGAGTTTGACAGTGAACTGTTTGCATCTCAAATTGGCAACGCGCTACTTGAGTCTCGCAAGAACTTGATTGCTATGCACATCTTACGCTACATACCTATTGAAGCGAATGTGTTTGACAAGGTAATGACTTCCTTTGCATCTCATGGACTTGTTGCTCAACCATCACTGACTGTTGAAGCCGGAGACATTGACCAACTACCAAAGGATAAGAACGGCAACCTTGTTGTCACTGCCGCGAGCATGACCAAAGACGCTGTGAAGGTTGGACATGGACATGCTTACAATGCTATGATGAAGGGCTGGATGAATCCCGACCTTGACTATGTGGCAATGGACAAGACTGAACTTGACAAGAAATCTGTCAACTCAGCATTCCACGCCGCGCAAGTCTTGACTGGCACTATCACCCACAACCCAATCTTTACTGATGGCAAGCGCGTTCTTCATGGACAGAAGCAAGGTGTTGAATTACTCTTGAAGAAATCCGACAAGGCTGCTAACCTACTTGAAGACATGGCGTTCGCTGCTGTTGATGCTTATGCGAATCACACTGGCGCGCCGGTTGATGACTTAGAAGCAATGGGCCAATGGTTGGCTGACAATCCCGACCAACTCAAGGTTCCTTACAGCAAGACAAAGGCTGGCAAGAAAGTGTTGACTCCGGTATCCGAGATACCTGCTTTCCAAGATACTTGGAACTACACAATCAAGCAAGTCAAGGTTGCTAACAAGTAATCCTAAAGTCCCTGCCCCTACTCGTTTGTTGGTATCGTAAACCATCACCCAAAACTCATGGGGAGGGTGCAATCATGCATCCCCATTTCTCTTGTTATGTTCGTCAACTCCGAACTACTGCACCCTCCCCACCCTTGACTTATGTTCTCATGGAATGATGAGCGCGTAAGCAAGAGAGGTGATACTATGAGTGAACCTAAAGAAGAAAAAATAGAATGGAAACTGAATGCACAAAACAGTTCAACCAAAGACGAGGAACTGACACGCGCAGTTCAAGAAGTCATTGACTTGAACGATGAAAACAGAATGGATATATTAGCCGACCACTTTGGAGCGGAAGCCTTGAACCATCTCATTGAGATGTATGGTGAACCAACCCGCGCAATGGGTCTTGCTATGATGGATGGCCGAGCAGTAATACTCGGAGACTGCGCTTGTCGTGGTGCTAAATGCCGAGCCTCTTGGGGTTGGGTATGGAAATCAAACGACCTTGACATGAGTGGACACCGCGGTAGCCTTTGGGCTGAACCTTGTTCAAGTGCCAAGCCAACTTTGTTTGACCCTAACAATGGAATGATGTATGCTGCTCCGTGGGGCATGGACCCACAAGAGTTTTACAGATACCAACGCAAAGATTGGGGCGACACTGACAAGATTGGTTTGCAGAACTTCATGAATGCAAATGTAGCAAGCGCGGAGAACAGAAAGTTTGGAAGAAGCGATTGGGTGGTGGACGAATGAATATGAATGAAATATACAATGAACTTGATGCGATGAGTATTGATGACCTGCGCGACTTAAACGAAGCAGTCGTTCATACCATCAAGCACAAGAGAAAGTTTGAGGCTATGATAAAGAAAGCACAACTGAATGAAGGTGATAAAGTGTGGTGGGTATCTAACAAGAAGAACAACAGGAGATATGATGGAATTATTCTAAAAGTAAACAGAACAAAGTGTAAGATTCTCGCTGATACCGGAGAGCATTGGACTGTTCCTATGACTATGCTTAATCCTAAGATTGATAAGAAATTCAACCCGAACACAGGGGGCTTTGAGTAATGGGATACACACATTATGCTTACATACCTGCTGGTGTAATTGATGAAGTGCAATGGTCAAACTTACAGAATGAAATCATGGCTTTGACTATCGGCCAACCAACCGAGTTCATTCCTCAAGTTATCATCAGCAAAGATTTAATTCAAGTGCAAGGACAACATGAATGGTTTTCTATAGACCGCGATACCAAACCTAACACTTGGCTAAACGAAACAGACAAAGTGTTTGTCTTCACAAAGACTGCGCGCAAAGATTATGATTACATCATTGTCGCTTGCTACATGTCTTTGTATCGCTGTGTCAAGGGTGTCAAAATATCAAGCGATGGTGATTACCATGAACTAAGCAAAGGGCGAGCGCACTTCGCTGAAGTGTTTGGCTACAACGATGATGAACTATTCGGAATCTTTGTTGACACTATTCACGACCCGCGACCCGAATGGTATGTGGGCGACCCATGCTATGCAATCAACAACCGCTATTGGCAAGACTTCTGTAATGAAGTAAGTAAGTTCTCACATGATGCACTGGAAGGCACTGGTATTTACTTTGAATTCCACGGACAAGAATGCTATGTTTACAACAGCGGTCTTGGTGGCGACGGTTCATTCACTGTCAAAGGTCTTGAGTTCAAAGTTGATAGCGGAATGTTATCTGTATTACCTGCGCGACTTGTTAGTAATGATTGTGTTGGTGGACACAAGATTCGCTCGCGACTACGACCTGTCTTTGATATAGACACAGACAACTTCCCGCACATCTCACTGTGTTCCAATGGCAGCACACAGTTCGTCCACGATGGTTATACTGAATGTGATGGTTGCGGTGAATGGCGTATGGATAATGATACATGGTCAAACAATTATGGTGAAACAGTCTGCGTTGAATGCTATGAGGAAGAAGAAGAAGGAGAGGATTACTGATGAGAATGAGTGTGGATAAATGGTTGAAAGATTTTCACGCGGAACCAAATAACAACTTGGCGAGTGGACTGATTGATAAAGAACACTATTCAATGGTGATACCAAGAACAGAAGATGCGCGAATGAGTATGTTGATGTTCACAGGTGTTGCTCTTGAAGAAAAGAAAAACACACGACTGATGTTGTTTACTAATCACAGCCACGGCTCTATCAAATCAAAACACTTGAACGAACTGTGTAAAGGCACAGACATTCTAAACATAGCCGGTTCAATTTATTGCACCAAACTGTTGAAGAAATTTATCAAGCATTTCAAACGCGTTGATGATACTCTCTCAATCTATGGAAACAAAGACGAAGGCGCGCCAATTAGAATCATATCACCATGTCGTGATTGGGAGTTCTTACTCGCTGCGCGTCATTCCGAAGATGGGATTGAGGACTACACTAAGGTTGAACTTGAGAAGGAGTTGTGGTAAGATGACAGAACGAACACCTATACTATGTGCTGATGGAGTAATCATTTCTGTTCAAGCATCAAGCACACACTACTGCTCACCAAGAAGCGACGCGGCCTTTGCCTACGGCATGGTTGAGATTGAAGTTGTGAAACCAAACGACCCCGAATATCGCCATAATGAAGGTTGGGTGAACGCGGAGAGATTACTGAGTATGATTATCAAACATGGTGGTGCTATTGGAGGACAACTCCCACCGCTAAACTTTGGCAACGAACATATTGTTGAAGATGCGTTGCGCAAAATCAATGTTGAACAAGCAAAGAAAGAAGAAGAAGGAGATGAAGGAGAATGAAAACATATTGTGGAATAGCAGACGCACATGGACTTGAATCGTTTATGGAATGTGAAGGAGTAGGCCACGCGCCGTTTGTAATAACGATGCGAGCGCAGACTAACAGACAAAGACACGCTTTGGTTTATTGGGTTGAACTAACCGATTATAAAGCGGAAGAAATGAACGAAGCAATCAAGCAAGCGCAAGAAGATAATAACTGGCACACACCTTTACTGTTATTGAAGAACCCCGACTTCGCTGAAAGCGTAGCGTTTGAGAAGTCAATGAAGAACAGTTGGGAGATGATACCTAACGATAAGTTAGACCCTTATTGGGGATAGTAGTATGAACATATTTGTATTAGACGCAAATCCAATTACAGCGGCACGAATGATGTGCGACAAACACATACCGAAAATGGTGGTGGAGACTGCGCAAATGTTAGCGAGCGCGCTACGACGACATGGTGCTACCGATGACATCATGCCGATTGCGAAGACGACGGGCCGCCCATACAAAGGGGGCTATCACAATCACCCTTGCACTGTATGGACAGGAGACACACAGCAAAACTTTCTGTGGTTGGTTGACCACGGACTTACTTTGAGTCAAGAGTATATCATGCGCTTCGGTAAGATACACGCTTGCAGTGGTGCGATTGAGCAAATGCAACATTACTATCAACTAATGCCTTACGGAATGCGGACAGACTTTGCCCGCGCTTTCAACAAGGAACTTTACCCGTTCCTCTATGATGAGGAACAATACAGTGCGGTTGAAGCATACCGCGCTTACTATTCCATTGACAAACGCAGGTTTGCCAAGTGGGAAAAGGGAACACCCGCGCCTTACTGGTGGGAGGAATTAAAATGAATAGACAAACAAACATGAATGAAATGAAATTGATAGAAGAAAACGAACAATGGGAAACGCATTGGGAATTCATACGCTCTTGGTTAGAAGGTCAAGTGAGCGTTGACAACACCGTTTCCACCAAACACACCATACCCGTTTACGCTAAGGTGTTGCGTGTGATGGACGAACTGCGGCCAAGAGAAGAGGTGATTGAATGACCTTTTGGGTTCTTGATGCAAATCCTGTTCAAAGCGCAAACAGACTATGTTGGCTTGACTGCGAGAGTGCTGCCTTTGAAGGTGCGCGGATTGTAGTCTCAGCATTCAAACACCATGCCGGTGAGATTGATGAGATAGGTGCTGAACCTTTGGACAAACACCCGCTTGTTCGGTGGGCTATTGTGTCCGCTGACAATGCGAGATGGTTATACAGATACACACGCGCTGCCACAATCAAGTGGGGCGGTGAAGGTAAAGAGAAACCGGACAAATACGATGAACTTATGCAAACTCTAAACAAGGTGGCTTCTCGTATTGATAAAATAATACCACATAAACAACTAACTTTGTTTGGTAATTTTTACTTGGGAGAGCCAAATCCAGTAGCCGCGCGAGTTGCAAACTACTCGGCTGTTGAATCAAACCGCGCTTACTATGAGCGCACAAGAGAACATTTGATGTGGGCTGACCACGAACCAACTCTCTATGATAAGAAAGGAGATGATGAAGAATGAATGCACATGACGCAATAGAAAAAATAAAACAAATGCAAAAGGAAATGATGAAGAAAGCAGAAGAAATGGCAAAGCGCGCAGATAAACTAAAAGCGATTTCAGTAGCGCAAGATAATGGATACAATTGGTATGTCCAAAGAGTTGACTTAAATGACGACCAAATGAAAGCCAATCGTATTCAATTAATATGTGCTGATACCGGAGCCAAAATTGATGCTGTGCTTGTTCACCCACCACCTATCACTATCGGTAGTGATGATGAAGAAGTTGAACTAAGCGTTTTCATTGGAGGCGAAGAAGAATGAACTTGGGATTTGAAAGATATACAGATAACTACGGTGGCAAAATCGCGCTCAACAAAATACCATTCAACTTGAAGGATGACATGAAAGCCCACATGAATGACGCGTTCTATTGTTTTGGCTGGAACGGACAGAAGGGTTTGTGGTGGATTTCCGACCGCGCTGATGTAATTGAGAAGGCTCTTGCTTTCCTTGCTGAACATGACATTACAGTGGAAGGGTTAGAATACGATGAGGCGGCTATTGAAACTCCTGTCGGTAATGCCACCGCGCATTTCTCCGCACCGGACAGACTGATACTCGCTTGGGATTTCCAACCTAATTGGCAAGACATCAACGCTGCTATGAAAGACGCGGCGGCTGGTAATGCTAAGTGGCAGAACAAGAACAAGAATTGGTCTATACCAATCACTACTGCTATTGCTGTTGCTAATGCTGTTCGCCCTCACTTCGCACCACTGGCTGATGCTATTGAGGAAAACGCGCAGGTCAAGTTATCACACGAAGCAACACTACAACGAGTTGAACTATCAAGCGCAGTTGAAAGCGAGATTGAGTTGCCCTTGCAATATGAATTTGACATGATGCGACCCTATCAACGCATAGCACCAATCATGTATATGACAGGTGGGCGCAAGCGTATTCTAATCGCTGACGAGATGGGTCTTGGTAAATCATTACAGGCTCTTGGGTGCGCTTCTATCGGTGAACATCAGCGCGTCTTGATTGTATGCCCTGCTATTGTTAAACACAATTGGGCTAACGAGATAACCAAATGGTTACAGACATCATCTTTCATCATCAACGGATGGGAGGGTGATATTGAGCAGACGCGCTTCAACATCATCAACTACGATATTTTGGAGAAGCGTCTTGACCACTTGATGGCGATTGACTATGACTGCATCATCTTTGATGAGGTCCACAGAATCAAGAATCCAAAGAGTAAGACAACCAAAGCCGCGCTAAAGTTGGCTCAAGGTAAGCAGGGTATTGTTGCGCTGTCGGGAACTCCAATCACAAACAGGCCGATTGAATTCTTCCCTTCACTGAACATGATGCTACCTGCTACATTCCCTAACTACTTCACCTTCGCTAAGAGGTATTGCAACGCTAAGAAGAACGCCTTTGGTTGGGATTACAGCGGTTCATCTAACATAGAGACAAGCCGTGATGGTATCACTACTCCGTTGAATCACATACTGCGCGACTTCATGTTGCGTCGTTCAATGGACGACCCGCGCATTGCAGGTGAGATGCCGGACTTGGTTGAAACTGTTATCAATCTTGAACTACCACCCGAAGCAATCAAACAATACAAGGTTGAATACAACTCTTGGATGCAAGAATGGGTGAAACAACAGGCCGACTTCGGCTCAACAGACGCGGGATTCAGTCTCAACATGATGACACAACTCCGACATATCGCAGGTCGCCTCAAGGTGGACGCGGCAGTTAAGTGGGCAACAACTTACTTTGAACAGAACGGTAAACCGCTGGTTATTTTTGCGCACCACAAAGATGTGCTGGAACAATTGGCTGATAGATTACCAAGTGCGCCTATGATAACAGGCGACACATCATCAAACGATAGACAGATAATCATTGACGGATTTCAAACAGGCGGTTATCGTTATCTTATCTGTTCCACCAACGCCATGCGTGAAGGTGTCAATCTTGACCATGCTAATACAACCTTGTTCGTTGAGCGTGAGTGGGTTCCGGCGTGGGAACAGCAAGCAGCGGCGCGTGTTCGCCGTATGACACAAGAGGAATCAACCTGCCACAAGGTTGTCCTATCCGCCAATGATACTATTGATGTGATGTTTGACCAAGTGGTTGCTGAGAAGGCCGACCTTGTTCAGCGCATACTTGATGGTGAAACTGGAAAGACGCGTGATGCAATCGGTAAGGCTCTATTGAAGAAACTAAAAACAGGATTAGGAAGTATGATATAATGACAGACGAGATAGAAAATACAGCGTTCCCGCCAACAGGATATACTGTGGTGCTGAGAAATGGGCGTTGCGTGAATATAGAAGAGATGAGCGATAGTGCGTTCAAGAAGTTTGCACACAAACAACTACGCGCTGTTCGTAAAGTCATCTATGGATTATGTTCGTTCAAGGCTGAAGCAGAAAAGAGAGGTTATGATGGTGATTTAGAAAGTCTGTATCCATACAAGGACTACAACATATTCCAAATGATGACACATGCTACTCTTATATCAGTTAACCAATACAATACATTCAACCCCGACACACCGTTGGAGGTTAACAAAGGAGATGATGAAGAAGATGAAGAAGAATGAGATAATAGACGCGTTAAACAAGAAAGTTGACGATATGGGTTATACATCTAATGATGAATGGGCTGTGAGAGTTAGAAATAATAGAATGAAAGAGATAGCAAGGGCAACGCTATTCAACATATCTTTGGGTATTGAAATCAATGACTTGGCTGAATTGATTGCTCTCGCTGACGAAATGAAATTGGACAAAGAAGAAGTGCATAGGTGGAGATGAATGAGCGCGGCTACAAGAACAGAAGAGTTTGATGTAATTATATTACCAACTGATAAGTGTCCTTGCGGACAACACCCTAACGCGTATGTTGATATGCTTATCTTCCGCACTGTGCCACTTGGTATCTTTCACAAGATAGAAATCATCTGTGATTTTACAGGCAAGACATACGAAATGCTCCCCGCTTTTCTTGAGAAAGGATAAAAAGGTTCTCCCGCTTGGGGGTGAATGTGTCCGTTTCATTTGATATTAGCGTCGTTGATTTTACAGACTGTGGAAGGTTAATCAAACCAAACGGTGAAGACGCGAATCTTATTGGTATCATCATAGATACCGATGACGGACAATCACACATGATTGCTGGATACGATTACGCGTCACACCTACTTGGTGATGTAATCGTATGCTCATGTGGTGAACAAATTAACCCCCACCAAATCGCTTTGCATACACATAAGCGAGAAGTTATCCTTGTCCCCGCGCGATGCTGTAATAGGTTCCGCTGGTTCAAAGGTGAAGACTCATGATACAAGACGATTGGAAGCCCACGCAAGATGACATAGATTGGACGAAAGAGCAGTATGCGCGTATGCAAATTGGTGATACATGGGGTGTCGCTGATGCTGTGTTGCGTAAGGACGAAGATAATGTTCTCACAATCTTACAAGCAAGCCCCGCATCTTTACTACCGCTTGAGAGAATCAAGACAGTGTGTGAAGAAATAGGCGTTCACTTGAATTCCGAAGGAGCCGAGATGGTTCACGACGCTCAAGCCGCTGCTCAACAAGCCGCGCAAGAATGGACATGCCCCGAAAGTGGTATCCCTGTTGTGAACTTTGATTTGGAGAAACCCGAATGGATATGTATTGACGAAGAGCAAGAGGCATGGCGCGTTATTGTTAGACACGAAACTGATGAGGGTAAGATACACGAAGTGCAGTTGAGTCCTATGGATTACAATCTTGTTGCGGGTGATGAACTTTTCTTCTCATGGAACGGTATGCGCGTGCTTGAACGACATCAAATTATAGAAATGGCAGACGAAATGACGCTTCTTGATAGCCTCACGAAAGGTGAAGTGTTCATCATGCCGACTGAACTAACTACATTTGAAACTGAACATTCAATCACACAACTCATACCACCACACTTGCGCGGATTGATATTTTCAGCAAGCGTGCGAGATGAAGAAGAATGAAGTTTGAAGATTTAGCGAATGCTGTTTACGCTTCTCAAACTGAGAGTAGCACGAAAGCACTCGCTGACCTCTTCTCTAAAAATTATGATGCCGCGCACGATATAACAGCGATTTGCTGTCGTCCCCTATCGTCAATCAAACCTCATCATGTCGTGCGCATGTTAGCACACTCGTATGGACTGTTCCCCGAAGAGTATGATGAACTCATGAAGGAACACGAAATGCCTACGCTTCTTTCCAGTGAATCACCACAAACTATTGAATCATCATTGACGCTTCGTGAAGTCATTGAACTCAAAGAGATGTTATTCAGTGGTGATGTTAACGCAGATATAATTTTCAAGTCAATGAGCAGATTAAGCGCAATGGTGTTTTGGGGTTATGCGTTTGGGAAGAACTGTTTATCGTATAAACGAATCATGCAAGCGGTTGCGTCTATCACGAAATACGACACTAATCATCTTCAACGAATGCGCTCCATCATGCCAGCAGGTGAGATAATACAGCGTGCGCTAAACGAAACGCTACCCGATGAATACACTATCCAACCTGCCTACCCATTCAAAGCACCGCACTACTCTCGTTGGAACAGGTGGTCGCTCCCATTCAAAGAAACGCACTACGAAATCGTAAGAGGAAAAGGATACTTCGCCCACAGAAGGGGAGATGCCGTCTTTTGTTTTGATTCAGCCGCGCGACGCGTGGCTCGTTCTCCCGCATTTAATAACACGAATTTTGATTTTGTCTGCGAAATGGACGAAGCGGGAAACATTGTTGAATGGTTATACACAGATAACGAACCTACTCTATGGAAGAAACACAGAAGCGAGCGTGCTGGCAATCCGAAAGAAGTCAAGGACCGCGCGCATTTGAGAGCGTTAGTTCAGTCGCTTGACGACGGTGAGGTGTTGCGCCTCATTGATGCTGAACGACCTTACTTCCATAGTGGAGCCGTTGGAGGATTTATTGTGCCGAGAAGAACATTTGATTTACCGCTACTGATACTTGGCGGATACCGTGATGGTGAAGGTATCCGTGTGAAGATTGCCGCCCTTGATGGGTTTGATACATTCCCTGTTGGATACGCGTTTATCAAAGCCGACGACATACCCGAAAGACTGGCGAGGCTATACGACGCTCAAACCATGTTGGATATAGACGAAGGACTGATAGGTATATTCCACGCATTGTCATACGACCACGACACGAAAACGCTACGCGCACCATACTTGACACGGATTGATACCACACTCGGTCAATCCGATGCGATACAGATAGGAGACTTGTTGGAGAGATGATTATGGACGAAGACTCATTCTTCCTCGGCTGGTTGGCAAGGGAATGTCGCTTTCAGTTAAGCGTTCACTTTGCACCTAAGACACGAATAGGATACCGTGTGGCAAGACGCGTATTGGTATCACGGAAGGACGAACCTGCACTGAATATGTGGCTATCCACTAAAGGTATCAATGCACGAATCCTCAAAGACCCCGCACTGATTCAACAACTGATACGCATACTTGCACCTGTTAGACAGCATGTTGCTGACATAGACAACATGCTCAAAATGATTCGGTTAATGGAATACAAAAAGCGCAACCCCAAGCACGCAGACATTGAAGAAGTCATACGAATGATAGATGGTGAAAGTGCGGATTGACGCGGTTTCTATCAAATTATCAATAATATTATTTTCTTATTATAATGAGAATATTCTATTTTTATTATGATAATAATATGATAATATCAAGAAAGTGGTAGTGAAAAACGCATCGCTGTGTGTTTTGCTTATAAAGGACGCGCCAAATCCTACCCGGATATTGAGGAAAAAACATGCCCGAACAAAAACCAAAAACAATTGCCGAATATATCGGCCACGATGACCCAAACAGTCCGCTGTTCTATCTTGATGAGTGGACAAGTGATAGCCCCCAATGTCTTCTGTTCAGTGGACAGCCGGGGTTAGGCAAAACGACTGCTGCTTATCTCATTGGTCAAGAGTTAGAACTTGACATCGTTGAGTTGAATGCTTCCGATGAGAGAGGCATTGACGCAGTTAGAAACAAGATAAAAGAAATCGCATACAGCAGTTCGCTTTGGAGCGCACGACTCATTCTGCTTGATGAGTTTGAAGGAATGACCAAACCTGCTCAAGAAGCATTGAAGCGCATGATGGAGAAAAGCAACTGCTGGTGGATACTTACATGCAACGACCCATCTGCAATCATACCTGCAATCAAATCACGATGCGTTCACTTTCAATTCAAACCTTACACCGTAAATCAAATACGCGCGTATGCTGAACTCTTGGTTTCAACACATGGTGTAATTTCAACCGACAGCCCCGAAGCACTGCATTCATACTTTGGTGGGGACCTTCGCGCTATTGGTAATCATATCCTAAGTGGCGCGAAACTTAGTGATAATCAAACAGACTTTGACTCGTTGGCTCTTGACATCGCTGCTGGTGATTGGCAGTCAACACACATAGCCATGCTTGACATGGTTCGCAACGGCGCATCTCTTCACATGGTGATGCTTCGTATCCATGAACATGTGAAATCCATCGGTTTACCGACGGAACAATTATATGCCTTCTTCGCTGTGTGGGGTAATTTCGTGTTACGAATGCACGCATGGCCGCTATCGGAAGAGTCCTTCGTGGACTATTTCATAGCCACCCTGTATAGCGAAGACAAAAACAAAAAGGAGGAATAAGATATGCCAAACCTAAACGGAAATGAAGATAATAAGAACGAACAAAACGATGGAGGCTTCCACCCGGAAGTGGAAGAACGCCTCAAGTGGTGGGCTGAGAAGCACAACAAGAGTCTTGACGACGCAACCGGTGAGTTTTACACTTACCTAAAAGCAGAACTCGGTGTTGACAACCCAACAGTTGAAGAAGATGACTTCCTAATAGACGCAGCAGAAACTTTCGTAGTTGAGCGACGCGTTATGTCGGGAACATCACAAGCGAACGCCGTTGAACTTGCCGGATACTTTGTCGGTATTGACCCTAAAGTAAGAGATGGACAAGAACGCAAGCGCGCTCCTGCTGTATCAGCCGCACTGAATGACCTTGATGATGCAATCCAACAAGGACTTGTAGCACGCGCCTATACTCAAGACGGCGTATGGTATCTTGAAAAGAAAGACGGAGCAGTAAAGACCGAAGAACCAGCAGACGCAAAGCCGTGGTTCCTCTTTGAAGAGAACGGACTTTCAATTGCTATCCTACAAAACAACCCCGATTGGAGTCGCTTCGGTGAACCAATCACACCTTACCGATGGCAACGCACTTACCACTTCCTCGGTAACACAAAGGATAATTTCTTAGATGACCAAAAACTACTACGCTTAACTGTAACATCAAACAACCCCGATGAGTGGTTTGTTCCACAAATGTTCAGCGAATGTCTTGTTAAGGTCCGCGCACAATCCGAGAATGTTAAGCCGGAATGGGCTGATACATACAACAGTTTTGCGCTACCCGGAGCAATCACCTATGGAAATGGATTCGTTGATGAGCATGTTCGTGGAGCAATAGCACCAGCAAAGTTGATACCCGAACTTGATTCATACATCAAGGATATGTCAACACTTGCTGAAGTCTTTGAGACACGCCAAGAAGTAATACCGGGATACAACCCTGTTGGACCTATGGTATTCGTTCGTGGTAAAGTAAGCGATATGAGAAAAGAAGCGCGTGAGTCGGAATGGGACCCTATCGGTCATGACTACTCAATGAGCCTAACATCATTTGACCTCGCAAGAACATTCAACGGTGGTCTTCGCCAAAACCTACCATGCTACATACATGGCCTACTTGGTGATGAAGGACACCCATTTGATTACGCAACAGAAGAAGGTTGGAAACCATACGCTGTCAAGTCAACAGTCATAGTCTTTGGACGATTGGCTGTGCGCGCAACAGAAGATGGTCCAGCACCTTCAATCAAAACTCTTGGTGTGTTCGCCGTTCCTCGCCTAACTATTCCAGCAGGTGAGGGTGGTAACACATCAACAAGCCAATACGGAGAGTGAAAATAATGCCAAACCTAAATGATTTAAAGAAAGAAGCCGAAACAAAAACAGAAGAAGTCTTTGACCCAAACACCGGAGAAACAACTCCGGTTGTTCCAGTGGTTGCAGAACCTTCACCAGTAAACAAACCAATCGCCCAATCAGTATGGGACGAGATAGTTAACGCAGGTGAGACTGTTCCAAACAACATGATTCTATGCGGTCTTGTTGGACCGGAAGGAGTTGGTAAGACAGGTATTGTTCTTGACAGCATGACTGATGAAGAAAAGGAGCGCGGAGATGTAATCTTTGTTCTTGACTTTGATGGCGGCGGACAAACAACCCGCGTTACTCATCACAAAGAACACGCTAACAATATTCGTTGTCTCAACCCTAATGTGATGTTTGAAACATTTGATGAAGACGGGGAGATTCGTGAAGCAATTGACTATCCAGCAACACACAGGAGAGTTATGAAGATTGGACAAACGCTTGTTGATTGGGCGGCTAACCCCGGCGACAAACCAAAACTACATTCTGTTCTCTTTACAGCGATTGACTTATGGGACGAGGTTGCGAAGAACTGTATGTTCATTGAAGACTTAGGAACTGCACCCGATGGTATCGGTGCTAAAGTCAAACCGCATGAGCAAGTTGGACTACGATTCAATTGGCAAATCCGAACTACTCGGTTTCATCAATTGACAACTATCGCAAGAACCTTGATGTCGCTTGGAGTCCGCGTCTATTTTGAGACTCACTTCAAAGAACTACAGGACAAATCCGGCACAGTCATTGGTAAGAAAGCGGCTTGGGAAAAGCATACTGCTAACTATCTAAACCAAATTCTTTACTTCCACAAAAAGAAAGTGCGCGGAGAAGATAATAAACCAACAGGAGAAACACGCTATGAGGTTGAGTTTGTTAAATGCAAGACAAACGCTGACCTTCTTGACCAGCGAAGAACAATCATGGTCACAAAGCAGAATGCCTCTCCCGAATGGTTCGGACTACCGGAACTACGAGAGGGCGGACTATGAGTGATTGGAAGCGAACAGGCAAACCAGCGCATAACAACGCAGTTGAGCGTAGCGCGGAAGACGAACCCGAATGGGAAGCAGACCCTTCATGTCAAAAGTGTGGGGGAAGCGGAGAGATATGGACCGTAAGCCGCTCCTATACTCATGACGGTGAGGCTGAACCCGAATGGGTCAACGAACCATGTGAATGCATATTCGCCCGTTGGGTAATGAAGCCAAGCCCTACATGCAATCAATGTAATGGAACCGGCGCAGTTCAAGAGAGATTGATACACCCCGACACAAAGGAAGAGTATATCAAATTTCACGATTGCGTCTGTTTGCGATTAGTAAAGGAGATGAATACATGACTAAAGTAAAACACATCAAAGGAAAAACGAAACCAAGACTATGCGGCGCGACTGCTAATGTTGAACCAATCGGTGAAGATAGTGAAATTCCTATCTGTAAGGATTGTCAATCAATCCATTTGGTAATGACAGGGGAGTTGATTGAATGAGTTTGGTTCAAGGAACATTCAACAACGATTCTCTTTGGGCTTTCATGACAGGATTCGGTGAAGGTGTTAACGACCTTCGCTGTGATATTGCAGACATGAGATTAACAGGACATGCTGATACCGCAACTCATTACTTCACCAAGTCAATTGGTGTATTGATGGAAGAATACAAAGCGGGTCCAATTTACATACCCGATGTTCACAAAGTCGGTGCGTTTCTTAAATCTTGCAAAGAAGATAATACTACTATCCGACATGTTGGCAATACATTGACATTGAAAAATGGTAGTGATGAGTTCAGCACACCTACTTCGGAACATATCATGTCTCACGCTACTGTTGATAGAGCATTGGGAGCAATCAACGCGGCTAAAAAAAACTCATGGCAGAAACTTGGTCGCGCGAATTTGGAATCTCATGGTAATTTCAGTATGGAAGAAATGCGCGGGCTTTCGTCTTTGACTAAGGTTGTTGGTAAAGATGCACCAGTGCGAGTATCAATCGCTGATGGTGATATGGTAATCACTGCCGGTAATCAACGAGGTGCTAAGATGAGCAGACAGATTGAGATTGATGCTAAAGACAACACCGCTTGCGAGACAGTCTTTGGTTCTCACTTACCTAAACTACTCAACTTAATGCCAAGTGGAACTGTAATCTTTCACATGGGAAATAGAAGCGCGCTTGTCTTAGAACATGCTGAGGTTGCGGCTTTACTGATTCTCAAACATCAAGAGGGGGCAGACCAATGATTGCTGACGCTGTTTATCATGACGATACACCACCTACTATCTATCTAAGATGGAGGGAAGATGGTAAACTCATTGAGCAAACTGTTGATGACTACAAGCCACATTTCTATATTCCATCTTCAACACCGGAGTTCCGAATCAAACAGATGAAGCGTTCATTCCCCGGAGTGAAAGTGCGCACAGAAAAAATGTTTGAAGGTCTTGATGGTGCTTCTTTGTATAGGGTTGAGACAAATAATCCATACGATATTGCTGCCATGCGAAACATGTTCAGCAAATCATACGAAGGCGACATGCGTTTCATTGACCAATACTTAGTTGAAGAATGCACAGTAATGCCAAAGTGGAAGCCGCGCAAATGGTGGTATGACATTGAGTGCAACACCGGTGACGACAACTTCACGACTGTTATTGCTGTCATTGACTCCGACATGGATTTACCCGTCGTCTTTGCATGGGCTGATGAACGCACCAACTGTCCTTATCCGTTGAATGAAGAACCTGTTGGTCTGTTTGGTTATCCTACTGATAGAGTTGTCCGTGATGTAAATTATCAACTTCGTCTATACAAATGTGAAAAGACAATGTATGACGGCTTCATTGATTTCTTACATGAACGCGACCCCGATATGATGATTGCTCACGCGGGAACATTCTTTGACATACCCCACATGATTGAACGCCTTGACCACATTTACGGTCATGGCGGCGCGTCTAAGTTGAGTCCTCTTGGTATCATTCGTTATCCCAAGAAGGGGCAGCGATACCGATTTGATGACCAACCAATTGCTGGTCGTTGGCAGTTTGATACTGCGGCCCCTGCTCAATCCGGCACAGGTTTTGAGCGTGTATGGAAAGACAGCGGCGGTGGTCAATTACCTAACCGTAAGTTGAATACTATTGCTGAAACACTTGGGCTTGGTTCTAAACTGACAGAAGAGATAGAAGGAATGGATGTTCACAACGGCTGGTATGAGTATTGGTCCGAGTTTGTTGACTACTGTTTACTTGATACTGTTCTGCTTCGTGGTATTGACGAAGCGCGTAATGTAACTGACTTCTTTGTTGAGATGGTGCGCCTTTGTGGTGTATCAATTCAATCAGCAACTAATGTATCAAACTTCATGCGCGGTCTTCTTGGTCGTAAGACGGACTTGATTGCACCTTCTCGCATCAATGTGCAGAAGCCGGACATTCAAGGAGCGGAGTTTATTCTCAAAGAGAACGGTCTTTACGAAGATGTTTGCGTTGTTGACTACAAGGGTCTGTATCCATCACTTATGACAGGGTTCAACCTTTGTTGGACAACTAAGCGTGATGGACCCGGACCGGGAATACTTGAAATGGAGAACGGAACCTTTTGGGACCAAGAAACAAAAGGTATTCTTCCCCAAGTTGTTGATGACCTCTTTGAATATCGTGCGTTATGCAAAAAGCGTATGCGCGAAGCAGAAACTAAAGAGCAAAGAGCAGCATGGAATACAACACAAGCCGCAGTAAAACGCGTCATGGCGAGCCTATATGGGGCAACCGCAAGTGTTGGGTTTGGCTGGGCTGACCTTGACATAGCAGAAACAATCCTATCCGAAGGGCGACGATGTATCGCATTACTTGATACAGTCGCAACCAACATGGGATACAATGTGCTTTACGGATTCACTGATTCAGCATTCATTCAAGTTCCACTTGACGAAGCAGAAGCATTGGCCGCGCGAATCACAGATGTTGTTCAGCGCACTACTGGTAATGAGAAACTCGTTGCGGAGGTTGAGGCATACATGCCTTACTGGTTGCTTGCTGGTAAGAACCGATACGCTGGCAAAGTATCCTACCCTCCCGAAGATGCAGGTAAAATGAAGACTGCTAACTTCATGAAGGGTAGCAGTCTTGCACCTATCAGCAAAGAGGCTGAGAGCAAAGTGCTTGACCTTGTTTGCGACGGTGCATCCGAAGCAGATGTGAGAGCGGTTGTTCTTGACATGGCTTTACCTGTGCGCAAAGGAGAAATGGATTTGAAGAGCGTAACTCAATCAACAAGAATTAGCGCGAATCCGGCAGACTACAAGATACTGTCCGGTGCATCAAAAGCCGCGCACTACTACAATGAACACATGGCAAACGATGACCCGTTCGTAGCGGGTGATTCTGTTCAATGGACTTATGTTTCAGCCGTTCCAAATGGTTTACCTGCGACCAAAGTTGTCGCTTATCGTGAACCTGCTGAACTTGAGGGATTTGAATTAGATGCCAAAACTATCTTGAACAAATCAATTGAGAAAAAAATTGACGGTATTTTCAATGTCTTGGGTTGGGACATTGATGCCGCTATTGGAACACCCCGACCCGCAACATATTGGTGATGAAAATGACTGACAAAGAAGATAAGATAAAGAAACTTGAAGAACGAATAAAATACTTGGAAGAGATGAATGCCGCTTTAGCAAAGAAAGTTAACAACTTGAATGCTGACCTTGATTCATTAGAAGATGATATGATTAGTGGTGCTAAGATAGCACGCGCAGTCTGCGAATTACAGGAAGAAATGAACCGAAGATTCAATGATGTATATATCATTAACAAAGTTGATGCTCCGACGAGGGTGGGACAGTATTGATTCAAAGATGCGCAAGATGTGGCTCTCTTATTAGAAAGCGTGAGCCTAAGTGCAAATGCAAGAAAAAAGGAAGAATAACGGGAACATTACAAGGTGATTAAATGCAAGCAAGAATAGAATATTTTGAGACTGGAACTAAATCAATCAAGTATGCCGAAGGAGAACTCTTCTTCGGTGATGCTATGTTGTCCGATTACATGGGATTAAAGCAAGATGGAGAGTATCTATTGATACCGTCAGCGACAGTGATAACTATTAGAACTCATCAACTTGATGAAGAACTATATATGGTGGACACGGATTCAATGAAGCGTTCTAAGATAGCGGCTGTTAAAAGAATGAACAACGACCTAAGAATGGCTGATGATGTAGGGAGGCCGTTTCATGGATAATTATCCCCCCGGTATGGATTGGGGAGCATACGATGATTACCATGACCCTAAGTTAGAATGCGGTCATCGCTCCGGTGATGGTTGCGATTGTTGGTGTGGACATAATTTACACGACAGACAACATCGTGTTGGTGATTGTGATGCTACTAATTGCGCGCTGTATTTATGCAAAGACTGTGGTATTGAATTATCGGAATCTCAATCCGAGAAAGCAGTTGATGAAGATAAAAAACAAAGTTGCAAGGAGTGTTTAGAAGATGACAGTTAAGATATACGACGATGGTTCAAGTTATGCATGGACACCCGAAATGGGTGAAGATGGTATCATCATTCGTATCAGTAAATCAACCGCTGGTTCACTTGGATGGTGCGCGCAGCAGATGTGGTTGCAGCAAAACTATCCTAAACCACAGGGTCTTGTTAAGCACCTCGTTCTTGGTGACGATGTTCACAACGGCCTTGATTTGTTTTACCAATCAATAGAGGGTTCGGGTGCGTTTCATAAGATGGTCAAATCCGGCGTTGATATGACATCTTATCTCAAGAAATACATACCGAATGAGAAAGAAATTCTATCAAATCGTCGCGCTGAAAATAAATCATTCCCATTTTATGAAGATGATTACTACTACAACATGAACTGGTTGATGGAGTTTGAGAATGCGCGTATGTCACTGAACCCGGACAATCCTTTACCGCTTGCTAATGAAGTGCGTATTGATGTCAAGATTGATGTTGACATTGAAGGACATGGGACTATTCCCGTTCAATTTGTTGGTATCATTGACCGTGTTTTTGAAGCACCCGGAGGTGGAATGATGCTCTTTGAATTGAAGACCGGTAAATGGGCGGCTAACAAAGCCGCCGACATGAGAAAAGAAATGGCTTACTACAAGTTCTTGATTGATAATGCCGACCCCGAATACTTGAAGGAACGCGGTATAAACCGACCCGTCACGCATTGGGGTTGGAGATTTTCTGCCGCCGACTATTGGGCGAGCGAAAAAGTGAAAACAATCAGTGAGCGTGCTATGATGAAGCGCGTCAAAGACCTCATCAAGATGTATCTTGACAACCACTTTCCACCTACCAAAGACGACTTCAAATGTTCTTACTGCGACTTGATTGAGTTGTGTCCAAAATATGCAATACAGGTGAGCGAATGATTGTTAGATTGATTATTGATTTCATACGGGGGCTTCTTGAGTGAATCCACTTCACTTTGATTTCCCTAAAGAAGTAGGACTGTTCCGTAAAGTTGTCAATGATAACAAAGAGTTTGAAAAATACTGGAGAGGTTTACAAAATTCACAGTGCGCGTATATGTCTGTTTATGGATTTAGAGCAGTGAAACCGAATGGTCGTCGCGCTGAATACAATACAGCAATCATCAAACACTTCGTATTAGACTTTGACAAAAAGTATCGCAAAGGTAGCAACATGATTGAGGTTGAAGGCGATGAAGTTGTTGAACAGGTTAAACGCTTACACTATGCACTTTTAGGTGCAGACATCAATCATGGTGTTTGGTTCAGCGGTAACGGATTTCATATTTGGATTTCACTTGAGAAGACACATTTACCATCAAGTGGAACTCAAGTATCACATATCAAAGCCGCTGGAAAGAAAGTCATCAACGAATGGAAGAAGGATATGGAATTATACTGCATGGACCCTACTGTTCCATTTGACACTGCGCGTATGATAAGAGTTCCTAACTCTTACAACGCTAAACAACATGTTCTCCGGTGGAGCATACCGTTGAAAACAGAAGATTTACTGAAATCGTGGGACGAGATATGTGAAATGGCGGAGTCGCCCAAGAACACAGCATACTTCTATGGCACTAAGGGGGTTCATCTTCCGGTTAAAGAAGTGAGAAAAAAGCAATTCAAGGTAACGGGTGAACCCGTTAATTTTGACACGGTAAAGATGGGAAGTATCAAAATATTGCCATGCCTCATGGAAGCGGCATGTCAAGTGGGGAGCAATCCACCACATATTAGTCGCGCAAGTTTAGCAATCTATCTTGCATCAAGACTACGAAACTTCCTACCTGTCCAAAGGACAACCTATCAAATGCGTGAAGCGCATATTCTAACTCTCCATGATTTTATCAAGTCCCTTCAATGGGCTGATTATGACCCCGGAACTACTGAGTATCAGTTAAGGTCTATTGTTGAAGGTGGATACATGGAAAGGTGTGAGAGTCTAATCGGTAAAGGTCTATGTATAGGTCGCTGTCAATTATGGGACGGAACCGGCGAACATGAAGATGTCAAAGATGACTCTTTACTTTTACAAGTAAATGAAAAAGATGTTTATGATGCTAAGAAAGTTTTGAAAGAATTTGATTCACAAAAAATGCATGATAAATTTTCTTCTCCTACTAACTATGTTGGTTATCTTGGTGAAATGATATTCAACAGACATCTTGAATCAATAAATAAGTTCAACGAGAAAAAGTGGTTAGAGTTCGTAACTCCTAATTGGGAAGACCCCGACTTTATCTTGAATGGTTATAGCGTTGATTTGAAAACAACTTACGATGAAGGAGGTATGTGGTTTCAAGAGCCAAAACATGACATATATATTGCTGCGCGCATATCAAGAAACAATAAAAAAATGCATGTCATTGGTTGGATAGGAAAAAAAGAACTCAAAAATATGCAACGCGCAAGTAATCCTCTATGTGTAAAAATAAAAAGAGGTAACAGATATGATTGGAAACTCAATGAGTGTGCATTACACGATTTGAATACACTACCTTTTGAGGTGATTAAATGACAAGAAGTTATGAATATAGAACAATAAATGGTATGCTAAAAGGCATTAAGATAACAACAACTGATAACATTAAGACAGACAAATGGGATAAAGAATGGATGGACTCTATCTTCATTGAGATATTATTGAATCTTGATGAGCGATGGAAAACTCCGCGTCAACTGATAAAATTCATGCGACCCGAAACGAGGTTACAGATGACGACAGGTGTGGTGAGAACCTTCTTGACTCATTTGAAAAATCAAGGTCTTGTTGAATGTGCGAAACATGGAAGAAACCATACGCAATACAGAAGAACGCAAAAGATACCCGCGCATATAGGAAGTGAGTGCTAATGAAGCCACCACTTATCATAGACAGTAATGAGCGTGGTTCTCTTGTTTCAGCAATAGAACGCCGCGCTAAATCTCGTTCACCTCGTATTGACATACTTCGTCAAAATTTAGTGAATGGTGATTACAAATGCGGTGATTGGTTGATAGAAGCCAAGAGCGTTGATGACCTATTCAACTCAATGAGAAGCGGTCATCTAATGCGTCAACTTGACAACATGGACGCTAATGATGGTAATTACGGATTAGTGATATGGGGAGACATTGGTGGATATATTCACCGAGCGCGTGAGCGTGGTTCTTCCATTACAGCGAGTCAAGCATTGAAACAAATGACAGGGTTCCTCGGTAGGGTCGTAGCCGATTTCGGTTGCCTCATTTACCGCGCCCCTAATGCAAGTGAAGCGGCGGCTTTCATGGTCGCTTTGCATGAGAAAACATACAAGAAAGCAAGCAGACATGGTGCGCAAGCAGTAAGACGCGTATCCACAAACGATGTCCGCAAAGATATGCTCATCACTATTCCCGGTATTGGACCGGAGATGGTTGAAGCAATAATTGACGCGTGCGGCTCAATTGAAGAAGTAGCATGTGGAGATTGTTTGCGTGATGTTCCCCGCATGGGAAAAGTATTACGCAACCGCGTAATTGAAGTTTTGACGAGCGAAGACGAAGTTCGCTTTGAGAGGTGATTGCGTGAATAGTTTAAATAAAGTCAATAATTATATCTATTATAATATAGCGATAATTGATAAAATAAGAAATGGTTATAGGCCGACCACCATACCCGAAGAGTTGTCCGCCCCCCAAATGGAGATGAAATAAGATGCCCCAAAGACAATGGAACCAATATACAGCAGTGAAAGAATACCCAATGATGAAGAACTACCTTGAACGGTTTAGGACGACTTCGTTCTTTAACGAGATTCCGGGTTTAATATCGTTCTTCTATCTTCAAGGCCAAGCCCTTGTTGATTATGTTAGAATACCAGTATGGGCCTCAGCCCTTGACCCGCGAATACATGTGTTTTGGATACAAGCAACGCGGTCCGGTAAGTCAATTGCATGGGAATTTACAGGAGAAGTAGCAGATTTAGCAGGTTTGAACATTGATATGTTTACCAGTGGAACAGACAGCGCGCTTATCGGGTCAATTGACTCAGTAAGCGACGGTGAAGGTGGATACGAACTTGTGCAGAATGAAGGATTACTCGGTGGTAAGAAGTGTTTGAACTTTGATGAAGGTTCAATATTACTTCAATCAAATCCTAAGCAGTTCTTCTCCGAGGTTATTCTGTATTTACAACAAGCAATGAATCCAGTAGGAAGCCACAGTAATACTTTGACTAAGCACATGAAGAACGGTAAAGTGGAAACAGAATCCCGCGTATCGTTTTGGATTACTTCATTCCCACCAAGCGGTGTCAAGGAGTATGTTCTAACCAAAGGACTGTTCCAGCGTGTTCTGTTGCTTTACAGACCGTGGAGCGATGATATGAGACAGATGGTATCCGAGAGAAGAATGGAAGGTGTCTTCAAGAATAAACTTACAGAAGTTGATTCGCTTGAAGATATTGCTCAACACTTCATCAAGATTCGTGAGAAGACAGAATCAAGATTACTTGGTCTTGCTAACATGACTCATCAAGAATGGAGCGAACTTGGCCCAAGCGGTAAAGAAGAAGTTGCGCGTGGTTGTATGCATGACATGTTCAGTATTGATGAGTCAGTTCACCCTCAATTGATGGCTTCGGTTGAAGAATACTATACTCTTGTTCGTGGAATGGACAAGCACTTGTCCGATGTTGTTTGTTCATTCATACCGAATGTTCTCAACTACACAGTATTGTTTGCTGCGCATATCGCTATGATGCGTGTTGAGCGTGATGAGATACCAGCAGATGGAGATTGGAGAGTGACAGGTGATGACATTGAAATGGCTACTGAAATCATCTATGATATATACGAGCAACTTGTCCTTTGGCTTGAGTCCGAAGTTGAAGTCGGAGCGAAAGCGGCTGAAAAGATTGCGCGCAAAGATGAATGGTCTAATGCAATGAAACCGTGTAAGACAGTTGAGATTGAAGGCAAGGGTGAAGGTTGGGTTCTCAAGAATGATTTGTTTGACAGATACGCCAATCAACTTGGTAAGAGTAAGCCTACGGTGTATAAGAGATTCAAAGACATTGAAGGTATGTTCCGCACACACCGTGTTGGTAGCGCAGTTTACATTAAGTGGAAGGAGGAATGAATGTGAGTAAAGTGATGGCTATTGATATTGAGACAGCAAACTACTCTCATGAGATAGGTGGTTGGGATAATACCCACATGTTTGAGCCAACGGTTGTTGCTACTTGGGACGGTGAGGAAGCACACGCTTTTACTAAATCCGAAGATGTAATTGTAGCAGACGCGCACATGCACCCTTTACACCCAAGAGAGTTAGGTGAGCATTTGAAGAAGCATGTTGACAACGGTGGAATCATCGTTGGACATAACATACGAGGATTTGACTTACCCGTTCTCCGTGATGCGCTTGACATGCACTACGCCGGAGTTCTTCTTAACAAGAAGGAATCCATCGTTGACACATCTTGGGAAGTTCGTAGCGCGTGTGGTAAGAGTCATCAACTTGATTCTTTATGCAAGCACACGCTTGGTGTAGGGAAAGAAATCATGGATTCAGCAGACGCGCCGGTTGCTTGGAAAGAGGGTCGGCACGCTGATGTAATCAAATACTGCATAGCAGATTGCAAACTCAATTATGACTTGTTTCTTCATGGGAGGAACGAAGGCTTTGTCAAAGGCCGTAATGAAGAAACAGGACTGATTGAAGAATACAACATAGGTTGGTGAAACAATGACAGAAGAAAGAAAAACAGGAAGAGAAGCCCAAATGAGTAACATAAGAGCCGCGGTTCAAGTAGCCGAAACTGTGAGGTCAACGCTTGGCCCCGCAGGTATGGATAAAATGTTAGTTGACGAACGCGGAGAAACAATAGTAACCAACGATGGTATTACGATTCTCCGAGAACTTGAGACTGCGCACCCCGGAGCGCAGATGATGGTTCAAGCGAGCCAAACACAAGAAGAAACATGCAAAGACGGAACAACGAGTGTGGTAGTTCTCGGTGGTCAAATGCTGGCATTGAGCGAAGGATTGCTGATGCGAGGTATCCACCCACAAACTATTGTGCGCGCATTTAACAAAGCGTCTAAGATTGCTCTCGGTAGTATGCCGGAAGCGTCAATGAACATAGAGAAAGTGAATGTTGCTGCAACAGCGTTGCGTGGTAAAGCATCGGAAAACGCTCTTGGTTTTGCCGCTCAACTATGTTCGGAAGCCGCTGTTAGAGCAGATGGTGATGCAGACCATATTCGCACCCTAACACAAGCCGGTGGCAATATGTCGGACTCTTACATACACAACGGACTTGTTCTCAACAAGACCTTCACTAATCCCGAATATGTTGGAAAAGACAAACCGCGCTTGCTCATGCTTGATGGTGGTCTTGATGGATTCAACTACGAAGATGTGCAAATGCAGATTCAAGACCCTGCTCAACTACAACAGATTCAACAACAGGAAATGCATATTCTAAGTGAGGTTGCTAAAGCAATCACTGAGATGTGTGATGTTGTGATTGTTCGTGATGGTATTCATGAAGCAGTTGCTAAGTATCTTGACAGTCAAGGTGTCGGTGTTGTAAGTCGTGTTCAACAAAGCGACATAGATGGTATTGCGCGTATTACAGGTATTCCAGTATATCATAGAATAACTGAGGTTCCCGAAGATTATAATGAAAAAGTAAACGGCTCAATCAAACCCATTCGCATTGGCGACCTTGACTATGTATCAGTTGAAGCAAAAGGCAGTCGCACAATCACTATGGTTGTTCGTGGTGCTACCCGACAAACGCTTGATGAGTATGAGCGTGCCTTTGATGATGCAGTAGGCGTTGTTTGTCTATACATGAAAGACGAGAGATTGTATCCCGGTGGAGGTGCGGTTATGTCTAAACTTGCAATGGCAGTTCGTGAACATGCTACTCATGAAGTAAAACTAACTGCGCGTGAAAGAATGTGTATGGAAGCATACGCTGATTCGCTTGAGATTATACCAGCGGCTATAGCCAGCAATGCCGGAATGGACGCTCTTGATGTTGTAATGGAGTTGCGTTCTGTGGCTAACGATTACGGTCTATTCATTGACTTCGCAGGTGAAGGAAGAATATGTCAAACAGGTCAAGAGAATGTTTGGGAACCAGCCGCGCTTGTTGAACAAATCATCAAGTCCGCCACTGAGGTTGCTTGCTCAATACTCCGCATTGATGACATCATCGCAAGGCGTGGTCCACAATGACATTCTTTGAGAGCATAGGATTTATTCTTGTGCTGTTTATTGTTATTGAGATTGGTTATCAGTTAGCCAATCTTGCTTACAAGAAGATGAGTAACATACCTATTCCGAACTCGGAGGAAGAGTAGTTCTTGGGTTCATTCTTTCAGCGTAAGCGCGCATGTATTTCTTTTGTTGTTCTTTCGGAACATCACTATGCTTACCTGTGCGATACAATGCTTGGGTGATAGGGTCGCTTGATTCTAATGTGTGCGGGTCGCGTTTTCTATGAGGGTTTGGCTTTTTTGTAGGTTTACCTTCATTGTCGGGAAACCCATGTGCCAATTGTTGTAAATATAATTCTTCACCGAGTATAGCCGGGAACTCGGTGTGTCCCATATTCTCTATTCCGACTTCGGGTAATGTTGCGCGGTGCATATCTTCATGAATTACTTGTCTTGTCGCTTCTTCGGGGTTCATATCCGGTTGTCCGTGAACAACGCTACGCCCAACCTTACCTGTCTTTGGGTCAAATAATGTTGAAGCGGCGGGATTATCACCTTGTTCACTTGGAGGTGCGAACTCGGTTTTGACAATCTTCACCATCTTGAGCGTGGAGCCTACTGACGGGTGAGAACGCGCCCTGTTGGTGTGCGGGTCTTCCGGCACTATCTTACCCGTCTTGGTATGGCTCATGTCTTTTCCTCCTTTACCAGCCACACCGCGCTTGCGACGCTCCCTCTCTAAATCCCTGCGGTATTTTTTACGCGCGGGCGACGATTCGTATTGCGTTTCATACTTGCGCTTATGCTCAATCGCTGCTGGGGACTTTGCCTCTTTACTTATCTTGAGTGCCTTCCACCAAACTTTGGACATGCGCGCACCTCACACATCGTCAAGTCTGCCTGTCTGTGAAACAAATTTGTCTCTTGCGTTCGGGTTTAAGTTCATCATCTCTTGTGGTGAACTATCAATGATGTTAGCGAACTTGACAGGTTGTTGCTGTTGCATCATTCCTTCACGCGCATGAATATTTTTTGCTTGTGTGATGAATTTCATTGCATCTTCGCTACTCATTTCGGGGAATGATTCTTTCATTGATTGTAATGCTTCTTCCATAGTCTTTGACTCTCGCGCTATCAAATCAATAGTGCTGAAACCACCCTTCAACAAACTCCACGCTGGGTCCATAACATTTTGTGAATCGGAGGAAGACATTAACATATCTTCCACGCGTCTATCAGTGCCTTGACCTGCACGCGGTGAACGAGGGTCGTTGAGAACTCTTGGGTTAAAAATATCTTTCTTTGGTGTAACCGCACCGATGCTTACCGGGTCAAACCCTAAACTTGGGTCTTCGTCATCTTGTGGTGAACCTAACTGCGTTCCTATTGGTGCTTGCGGTTCTGTAAATACCTCGGACGGGTTTCTATCTTGTGGCATCTTTTCTTTCCTTCGCATGGCGGCTTCCGGTCTGTTTTGGTCAAGCCCTTCATCTTCTTCAATTGAACCTCTTAGTCGTCTAAACGCTTGTTCTTTTGGGTCTTCTCTATGGCTGAATAAGCGCATATAATGTTGAAGTAATTTTTCTTCTTCGTCGGAACCGTGTTCCGGTCTGTCTATAACTGCCGCCATGCCTTCTTGACCGTCTTCATTCATACCCATGTCTTTTTTTGTTTTGAATCTTGTAACAGGTATCATTCTTGGTCCCGACGGTTCTTCAAATTCACTTTCCATCTCTTTCTTTTCTTCGGCTCTAAGTTTGTCAAACAGTCCGGGGTAGCCGCTTTCTCTAAACTCATCATCTATTTGCTTTGAGCGCGCTGCTGCTTGCCTACTTTCTTCTGCTTCTTCAGCAGTCATGTTGTCATCTTGAAACATCGCTCCTTTGCGACCACCCTTTTTCGGTTGCCCCTTCTTTGGTCGTCTTCTGTTGTCGCGCGTAGCAAGTTGGTTTAATCGCTCTTGGAAATCTTGGAACGGGTTAGTATTGAGTGAACGCTTGAATTTACCTACGCTGATACCTCTTGCCTCAAGCATGTTAGCGAGTCCTTTGTTTGGCCTACCATCTTTGTCAAAATGACCCCTGTTTTGATTGTTGATTTTTTTCACTTGGTCAATTATTTTTGGTATATTTAATTCCTTATTGCGCAACATATCTTCAATGCTGATACCTTTAGTATCTCTCAAATACATTGAAAACAACTGTCTTGGGATTTTTAGATGTTTTAGCGTTTCATCAAAGTGATTAGGATTTTTTCGCATCAGTTGTAAAAAACGATGCTTTTGTGCGCGCGGTTTTGCACCAGCACCGCCCCTCTTCGGAGGACGACGACGCTCTTGCTTCTTCATCTTCTCCTTGTCTTTCTTAGGTTTCGCACCCATGCCGATTATTAACACCATGCCGCCTTTCTTCGGTTTTTCAAGACTTTCTCCTTTAGGCATTTACTCAACTCCATGTTGTTTGAATTTCGGTTTATTCAGTCTTGACTCGCGCCATAGCCGCGAGCATTTAGGACACTCCCATACCAGCACACGCGTATTACGGTCATTAACATATCGCCCTTCAATCCTTAGCGCGACGACACTTTCACCACAACTTGGACACTTTTGACTTAAGCGTTCTCTTAACTTACCCATCATTGGACCCCCTTCCGTAATCCTTCCCAACAAGCCTGTTGAAGTTCCTCTTCCGAGTCAAAAATAATAAAATCTGTATCTTTATCGTCAACCATAGAATACCAAGTCAATACAAATCCAAGCGCGAATGCTAATAAAAACCATAACCATAACATATTTTCACCTTCTATCATGCAATAAATACTATTTTCAAATAACAAGACCCTACAAATGTTGAACTACCGGAGGTCGGATTTGTAGTCGCTGTCGTAAGAACGGGTTGTCCTTTCGCCCCACCTGTCATCGTGAACTCCAAGATAATTTCTGCTTGAGATGACAATGCTGATGTTCCAAAAGAGATGTTAACCGTTTGTGTTTCCATTGGGTTGCTATTAACATTTATTGTTGCGGGCATGAGGGGGCTTAACGGTATAGATGATGGATTTGTAATCGCGTCAATTGTCGCTCCGGCGGCGGGGTGGAAGCCGCTGAAAGAGAAATTTTGATTATAACCCATCCAAATAAATTGCATTTCAACATCGTCACCAAAATTGTTTGTTGAAACATATACCGTTCCGGGTTCCATTGTAACGCTGTTTAGATGAGGGAATGGTGAATTTGCTTGAGTTGTAGGTGGTGTTATTGATTGTAAAACAGTTGCTACATAATCAGCAACGACTACTTCGGGATTGTTCCCCGAATTAATATTAGTCCCTGCGGCATTTGTTATTTGAGCAGGGCCACCAAACCCACCTCCTGTTTGTATTAAATCCGCACCTCTTATGAAGACACTCGCCATAGTTTGATTGTTAGTAAATGGATTTCCAACTCCTTGATTTTTTTCCGAGAAACTAACTACCCCTAAATCATGAGGCGAAACACCTGTTGGATAAACCCCTAACGGTGGTGGTGGTGGTGGGGGTGGCGCACCTGTGCGCTTCTTCTTGTCTTTCATGGCTGTTCCTTTTAAGGCGGCTATTATTGGATTCATCGTATCACAATCCTATTCCATACCAACCGGTTATCGCTCCTGTGTAAATTAAAGTGACAGCCTCATGCGCGGGAAGAGAACCATTGGTTGCCGCCCCGTTCAATAATTGCGCGTTTCCGTGTCCGCCACTTGCCGCCAATCCTGTTCTGTCAATCGTTACGGGAGTTCCCGCGCCCGGTCCCGTATCTATATTAATAATAACATAGGTGTCGCCTACCTGTGTCCCCGAAAGTGGGTCGGGGTCGGGTAGCCCCCAAGTTGTTCCTCCCGCCGCAAGTAATATCGCTCCCGCGTCGTCAATTATCAACTCAAACTCGGTTGGTGATATTTGATATTGACCGAAATCAACTACACTTGTTGATGCTCTAAATAATCGCCCGTTATCCATAAAAATGTCATTGGCCGAAACTGCGGCAACTGCGTCAATATCAGTATATACATTAGCAAATGATTGTATATTATCCAACTTGGATTTGTCAGCACCCGACATTGAACCTGCTGTGCTTTGTGTAGCCGCGTCAATTCCAATTGTCCCTGTGCCTGTGATTGTTCCTCCGGTGATAGGCGCGGTTGTCCCAATGCTTGTGACCGTTCCCGCATTGGCTGTTGCACCATCAGCGACATTCAACATGGTCCGCACATCAGCAGGGCTGATTTCTTCAATGATACCTGCACCTGCGCTATCACGACCGAGTAATCTGTTTGTTGCGGACACATCTTGTATCTTAGCGTAAGTCACTGCGTCGTTATCAATCGTCCAAGTGTTGCCGCCACTGCTCACTGTAATGTCGCCCTTGTCGCCATCGGTTACACCGCCGCCAGCAATCGGGTAGTTGCAACTCATCCACTTGCTACCCTCGTAAACGAAGGTAGCGCGGTCGCCCGGAGTCAATGTCGCGTTTACACCCGCAGGTGATGTTTGATTGTCAAAGACAATGTTGCCTTTACCTGCAACACCCTCGTTGCAGACTTCAATGATATGACCTTCGGGAAACTTGTAGTTTGCGCTTGAATCTCTTTCGGGATTCAATGTTACAGTATGACCCGTCGCGACTTTGAGCATGATGAAAGAATCACCATGAGAAGTGATAGTCTTGGTGATACTGCCCGTAATTTCGGTCATTGACCCTTCAACACCTTGTCCGTCAAGGCGAACTGAATAATGGCTTGTGCCTTCGTTATTGCGCCCAGCGAAATATAGCGCGTTTCTTACATGGTTGCCACTAAGGTCTGTTCCGCGTGAAGGACCACTGCCAAAACCCGGTTGTCCTTCGGTTGCTGCTGCTTGGTCAAAGGCCGCATACTGTGGGTGACTAACCCAATGCGCGGTAATCGTATCTGTTGCAGCAGCAATCTCTCCATTTTCACCGTGTAGTAAGTTGAGGTCTGCGATTGTGTTGACACCCTCTCCGCCTCCATCGCTAACTTTACCTGCTGATATTGTCCCTGTTGACAACGGAACTCGGTAATCTGCTGACGGTTTTACGAACACGCGCTTGTCGTTGATTTCAACAATGTTGAGGTTGTTGCTACCACCGCCACTTCCGATATGCTGAACGCGCACCTGTGCAAGAACAATTGCTTTCATGTTGTCTTGGGTGGAACTACCGTCATAGTCAATGAGGTATTGATTAGATGCTGATGGGTATAATCCTGTTGTGGTATCAACTGGACTACCACCTTCGTATTTGACTTTGTTAAGCCCACCTGCTGGTGCAACATAGATTGTGTAAATTGCTTCTTGATTAGCGGAGAGTGTGAGCGCGCCTGTTCCGTGTGAACCGTTGTTGAGGTCAAGCGTTATTGTGTTACCAACACCACTACCAAACTCGTAAACTGCTCCATCAAGAACTGCGAACCCACCGCTTACGGTAAGCGTGCTTGCTGTTGCGCGCACCATTGAACCGGGCTGATTGCCACTGTTTGTCTCATTTCTTGAAGAACCATACGCGCTGTCTTGGTATCGGAGGATACCGTTGCCTTGCACACCTTGAATCAAGTTGGTAAGCGTCGTGGGTGATAACGAATCTCCATCTCGTAGTCCGTCTTCACCGAGCGTATTCTGCGCGGCTGTATGCCCTGCTATGTTATCTGTCGCCATCTTTCAACAACCTCCATGCTATCTTCATTGGATTACCTCTCCGAAAAATCTCCGCTTCCGGGTTGACCATTTTTCTTCCCGCACCCGCCATTGGTGTTCCACTAAATGTCGGCTCATACACCATGCCTTTGCCCGGAACAAAAGTAGTTGGTATCTCAACATCAGTCTGCATTCTTCTTCCGCGCGGAGTATCATTCATGATTTCTCTTGCATCAGCGCGAGGGTCTATATCACCTACACCCGCTTTGCCTTCTTTACCCGCTAAATGTCCAACGACTTTGTGCGATGTTATTCCGTCTTCTATATCTTCCACGCTGTATTTGTCTTTGTCTTGGGGGTGATACCTCAACTCATGTGCTAAACCTGTATAATCACACCGTTTACAACCCCCGCTAAATGGTTCACATTCTTCGCATAATTCATTCATCACGATACCTCCAATATGAATGAGAAGCGCACTTCATTGTCTGCGCTTTTTGTAAGAGAGTGAATGTCCGCGCGATACACAGGAACAAACTCGCCTGTTGTTGCGTCTTTGTATTGAAGATAGATTTCTTGGATTGGTTTGGCGAACACATACGATGCGTTTAGCACACCCTCAACAAGTATGCTGGTGTCGTCAATAATTTGCACACGCGGTGTTATTCTTGCAAGTGTGCGCGCACCACCGTCTTCGGAGGTTGCAACTGTTCCGTCGCTACCAACATGCAACTCGTTAACAAGAGTAGCAAGGTGTTCAACCAAGCGTCTTTTAACAGCGTTTAACATTGGCATTAAATCTTCCTCCTTATCTTCCTACCCTTGACCGTTCTCATCTCATGTCCGCGGGGGCGGAGCATACGAATCTCCGCAATAGGTGAGGCTATGGTGGCTCCGCTTACCAAAGTTACCCCTGTAAAGGTGGTCGCTGTCCTACCGCTATACGACACAAATGATTGATTGTCAAGTATCAAATGACCACTATCAGCGAATCCGGCTGTGCTTGAAACCGTGATAGCCCCCGCTGCATGTGTTCCGTTTATACGCGGTGTAATACCAAAACCAAGAGCAGACCGACCTGCACCGTATCCGCTGTTACGGTGTCCCAACAGAATCCCTGCGTGTATATCGGAGCCTGTGTTAAGCGCGCTTGTCCTTGTTCTTGTCAACTTCGTGATAACAGGGCGAACTCTCAATACACCGCGGACCCTTATCTTAGAACTACCAATACCGCTTTTGTTTACTGATGTAATTTGTTGTCCATCATTCTCAAATGCTTCATCGTCCATGTCTGCGCTGTCTCCGAATGAGTTGATTACTGCCTCAAGACCCGCTTCGTATGAAATCATTTGGAAGTTTGATGTGCCGTCGGACTTGTGTTCTAACTCAATGATTGCTTGCTGAACATCACCTATTGCTGATTTGTAATTGACTATATCACCCGGCTCAAAATCCCAAGAGAGCGCGTGCTGATTTGATTGCAAAGCCCCTTGAGCCTTTTTGTTAAGTCTCAGCAATTGACTTGCGCTTGTCCTTGCTTTTGATTCGCTGTTTACAGTTGGGTCTTTCATCTTCATTTCTTTGATAGCACCGCGCTTTTTCTGCTCTTCTGCGTCGTCAACAGGGACGCTGATGTGGTCATTGAGAGCAATACCATTTCCTTTGACAACGATTCTATTTGCGACATCAACGATTGGGTCAATCTTAGTTTTACCTACACCACGCTGTGTTCCTAACTCTCGGTCTTTGCTGTTGAAAATTTTAGGCGCGTATAAGAAATTACCAAACCTATCGTAATACATGATGAAATGGTCGTGTCGTCCTACGAATCTAACCGCAGTTGGAATAACAGTTGAGTTGAAATTTTGCGCTACAAATAATGTGCTTATACCATTAGTTGAAACATTGTTCAACCCATGCAAGGCTTTGTCAAATAGTTTCTCAACCAAATCGGTAGTCCTCATACCTACGCTAATTATTTGACCTGCGCGCACATGTTGAACATCAGCCATACCGACTTCATTCAATCCTTTACCTCTCATGTTGTTGAGAACTACATTGATACCCTTCGTCGTTGCAGTTAGTGATTGCGTTCTCAATCTTAATGTTGGGTCTTCGTCTGCTATCAGTATCATAGGTCTTGATGATGTCGCGCTTAGTTGTTCTCCGTTAAAAAAGGGAGCATCTTCATGAGTATTGTGCGCTAACCGAACAGCCGATTGCTCTTCGCTTATCCTATACCTGCGCTGATGTGTTGGCTGAAAATCCCCTTGATTTGGTTTGCTTACTTGAGTTGACTTTGATACGCTTTGTGTTGTTTGGTAAATCGCGTGATGGATTGTGTTGTCAACAAAGGTTGGCTTTTCAGCGATAGCACCTATTTCGTTATGCACTTCTTTGGAGCGACCGTATCTTCTGCTGGAATATGATGAGTTTGTCGGGGAAGGAACGCTGTATGTCATGCACCCACCCCGTTGTCTGTTCTGTCTCCTTCCGATGCGTGGTCGCTTGTATTAAGTTTATCACCCGCGTATAGTGACTGCGTGTATCTTGGTTGCACCGTGAAGTTCTTACGCAAAAATGTGTCTCTTCCATCAACTACCGATTGTTGTCTTGAAGCATCAGCGCGAAGATGTTGTAGCGTATTGTTGGTTACTATCATGCGCGCAACAGGTTGAGTTGATTGTGTTGTGAAATCACTTGCTTCACTACCGGGTATCTTCGGACCAACACTTGAAGGTGCGCTTGTTGAAGTTGACAAGTCAAACAAGTAAACAGGCGCATAAGGTGGTTTGTTTGGTGTTGGGTTACTATTACGCATATAGTTGGAAAGAACTTGAGTAGCACGCGCGTTAGGTGCATCATACATGAACACACCATATCGCCCAGCGGCGGTTGCTGAAAGCACATGTGATGTGTCATCACGGAACAATTCAATGTGTTTGTTATCAAGAACACGCACAGGACGAACGAGGAACTTGATTGTTTGGTCTTGAGTGTTGGTTCTGTAAGACAAAGAATCGTGATTATCAGTTTGATAAGGATTGGTTGTAACACCGCTTGATGCACCCCAACCGAAGTCGCTTATTGGCGCACCGTCCGATGAAACTTCCATAATATATGTTCCACCGATAGGAGGAATACCATGCGTAGTTCCAAACTTGAGAACTTGTTTAGCAGTTGATAAATTGAGAGCATTCAAATTCAAATTATCAATTGCGCGGTTTGCTGTTGACACTCCGCCGGAGAATATGTATCGTTGACCTGCTTGCCTATCCGTGTGAAGGCTTGTTGCTTCTGTGCTTGTAATAATGTATCTCGGTGCAATCTCACCGTCATTTTCAACCACTGTCATACCATCTATACCAATACGCGGTTTTGATTTTGCAATTGGTTCTCTCATAAACTCAAAGTTTGTCTTTTCAATATTGCTTCCTACATTTGCTTCACGCTTCAATAGACCATCATCACCTGCAATTTCCATTAAGGAACTCATACCTCTCGGTAATTCATGAGGTTGCAAATCAATATTTGAAGCGCGCAAAAAGCCGCTTGTAAATGGAGGTTCGCTTGTATGATGAGATAATACTAACCCAAACGGTCGCATATCTTCGGATACATCTTGTAGTATATCTTCGTTAAAGTATGTTGGGTAACGCACACCGCGTCCATCACCACGGTCGCCAACCCGCTTTGCGGTAGCAGGGTCAAAGAATGATATTGCCGCTTCCGCCGATTTTACACCTGTTGTTGAATACATTGTTTCGGGAGTCTTAGTTCTATCTGTCGCGCGGTAAGCATCTTCGGGGTCCCACGATGGGCGAATACCAAACCCGCGCACAGGGAATCTTCGGACATCTTCACCGGTTGTGTTACCCCACCAATCAACCATATAGTGCGCTTGAGCGAGCGCAAGGTTTACTCGTTGACTTACAACATTGGTGTTTGCCTTCAACCCCGCTGGTAAATCAGCGTGGAATTTACGAAGGGCTGTTGTTGGATTTCTTATGTTGCGCACAGCACAACCAAACCCTTTGGTCATACGGCGACCGTCGCTGTATCTCACCTGCTGGCCTTTCAAATCACTACCAATAAGCGCAGAAGCATTTGTCTGTCTTTCAATTATACCTGCGTATGACGCTGATGTTGTATCGGTAGGTGTAGTGTTGCCACTACCGCTTTGAACATTAGTAGTAGTAGTTACTTCTTGATTACCAACAAATGGTCCTTCTGCGTCAAAGTGATAATATGTATGCGGGTCGCGCAATCCTTGATTTGATTTGATAGCCCAACGCGGTCTATTGTATGGTTGACGAACTGATATGCGGTATCCCCAACCTGCTTGTTTCATGGTGTTAGCAACACCATTGACTGTTTCAGTTAACGCTTCAACATCAGCGTTAGATACAATTAACCCTTTTGCATCGGATACTTGCTTAATGTTAGGGTCGTCCCATTTATTTCTCCAACCCGGTGCGCATGTTCCGTATATTGATAGTGAACTCATCTGTGCGCCAAAGCGATGACCACCCGGCCAAAATGCACCAAAGTTATATCTGCGCGATAGTCCATCTTCACCTGCTTGGTGTGCTAATGTTGAATCGGGGTAGGTGTCTGTCATTGCACCACTTGGGTCAGCGTATGATTTAGCGCGGAACTTAAACGGTCCATCACTCATAGCGTATGCGAACTCATGATAATGAACCATCTCAAAGTGTTCCGGTGCGTGGTTGTATGCTTTCTTGTCAACCGCAGCATCACCTTTGTTGGTTCGGCTATCCGAAAACCAAGTCATCGGGCGACCGAGGTTGTAATGCCACATACAAAGATACGCGTCGGGTAAGTGTAGGCTGTTGGTATCTCTCGTTCCCGATAGCAATTGTGGTAAATTGCGCGTAGCAACACTCTCTTCCGACGATGTGTATATCTTGTTAGAGTTTTGAAAACCGTATTTTCTTGTCATGCGCAACTGTTTTCCTTGAGTTGCGGCAGCAAAGAAACCAGTTGTTATTTCTGTAACACCGTGGAAAACAACAGTGCCGTCTGTTGAACCAACACCGCTAACATATCCTCTATTCGTATAAGAAGCGCGGAACTCTTTTCCATCATCACCTACAACAATCAAATGATTCTTGAAATAATCATCACCCGCAACAGGGAACAAAATATTGTTGCGAACAAACAATTTGTTGGTTATAGAATGAGCGTGTTCAATTGTAGCAACTGGCGTTAGAGCAGTTAAGTAATCAGTGTAAACATCAAGATAATGAGATGGATAACCTAACATGGTTGTTTGACAACCTATTCCTCCAAGAGTTGAACGACAGAAATGATAGTAGTCATCGGGGTGATATTGTTCTGTGCCTTTCCATGATGCACCAGCGTTAAAAATTGTTGATGACGCAAATGCTACACTCCACCACGGCACTGATATGGTATGACCCGGAGTTGAACGGTGAAACATATTAGGGTGATAAGGCATAGAGCGACGAGTAAACGCACCCGACGATGTAGCGTTGACACCAAAAGGATTGTTTAATCCAAGCATTGGTATATTGGTAAATTGCTCTCGCGTTGAAGGGTCAATATCTAACATTATTTCATTTAGATATATTTCACAACCGCGCACATCTGCCATCGTTGCTTCGGACAAAATCAAGTCGCGACCTTGCATAGCAACAACAGTGGCAACAAGTTGGTCGGTTAGAACTGTAACAGTAGCGTTTGTTCCACCGGGGTCTTCCGGTGCTTCGGTTGATGCAAAAGTTGTGTTCTCATTATTACCCATAAATTGTTTACTGAATAAGTTAGGTTGGATAACAATTTGATACGCGCCTACTTCTGCTGGGTCGGGGAAGTTAAACGCTGTGTTGTAATTAGTCCCTGCTTCAAGTTGTATCCTATGTCCACCTGCTTTATTGCATGACGCGGAATCATCAGCGATACCATATCCATCAAAGCGTATTTTAGTTTCAGTTAACAGTGTGAATCCATCACCGTGTATATCGCTTGGTGGGTTTGGCGCGGTTGGACTTGAGAACCAAAATAAAGGATTTTGTATAATCTTAGTTGTGTCGTAATCAGTTGAGCCTTGACAAGCGCGGTTAACACTGTATATTTGTTGATACAACGGGTGCGCAAGATGACCCGGCATCATAGCCATAGTCGGCATAACATAGTGATGACCCATACGCGGCAATGGCATTGGTGTTAGTTTGTTAGCCGCGCGCACAGCAGTAGCAGGGCTTGTCCCAGCGGTTACTCCATGCCAATCAGTGTGTGGTTTGTCCGGGCTATTACCGCTAACTTCTGCATGGTCGCGCAGTCTTCGGGCAGCAAACTGTCTTGTTGAACCAGCAGGGATATAGAATGATGGTTTGATACTGTCACCAGCAGAAGCAGTAAAGTCCGGCGCAAATACTACATTTTCAAACACATTTGTTGTTCCATCAAGATTGCCATCGGGGTCAGTAAACGAAGCAATTGTTCCATTGATTGCTATGAAGTATCTTCCGTCGGGCGTAGGGTCTTGTTTCCATATATTCGCATTGATGAATTCAATGGTTGTGATAGTATTTGTTCCAACAGACGCAACAGTAAGACGGTTGATAGTCATGACATTACTAACGATAGCCATAGGCTCGCGCTCAGTGTAGGTATAACCCATCTTAGTGATATGGAAATACAATGCGCGGTCATGAGGTTCATACGCTGTTTGAAGAATGTTGTCCGATTGTAAAGTGTTGTTGCTGTCGGGGAAGTTGTTTGGGTTTTGGTTGATGTGTTCATACCCGTCTTGCTCCCAAAATGGTTCTGTTCGTGGTTGTAAACCAAGCGATTCAAATGATTCTCTAACTACACTTGATGGTTGTTGCGGGTGTTGTAAACCGCCACTACCAAGCGTTTCATGCTGATACGCTTGCAGTCTATCATAACCTGCGCGAACAAGGATGTTTCCGGGTATGTTATCATGGTCGGGTAGTTGTATCTCCATGTTAGGTGTATCACCGGAACCTGCTATTGCTGGTGCAAGACCTTGTGTTTCACGGTCCTGTATTAATTCATAATCGCGTATAACAACACCGAGTGGTGAACCACCTGCTATCTTGTGTTCTTGACCTGTATCATCAACTACTGATATTTCTTCAAACTGCTTTTCTTCGTTAGGTATTGTTAGCGCGTTTCTTACTTCGTAAGGGTATTGTTCAGCCAACGCTGGGCTTGCTAACTCCTGTGCTTGTATGATTGGATACATAGCGGCGTTAGTTGTTTCAAACGAGAAGCGAACATTACCATATATTGTTTCTCCAAATTTGACATATTCACTACCAACTTTGTGTATTTGCCACGGTATAGAACCAAGCCCACGCGCGTTTTGAGCAGGTAATGTGAGGTTGCCACCACCCATACGCTTCCATACTACATGCTCAGTGAAGAAATTACGAGCCGCGTTTCTTTCTCTAAAGTAGGTGTATATTTGTGCGCGGTGGTCATTATATCCATTATATCCTACATTTTCAGTTGTGTGTGGTTCATCGTCAAATATTGGGTCAGTCGGATACAATTCTTTATTCTTGTTTTCATTCTTATCATAAAATAAATCACCAGTTGGGTATAGACAAGTTTCCATTTGAGCCATGTCGTTTGTTCCACTTTTTGCGTGCGACCAAAGGCGACTGTTAGCATCATCATCTCTTGGGAATGTCATGGTAGTATCATGAATAGCCTCAACATGTGGACCTGCATTTGATTCAGCGTTATAGCGGTCATTGTTAAACCGCTCATTATGATACGCTGTCACTGTTCCACCTTGTGTGCTTGAAGACCACTTGAGTTGCAACATATCACCACATGTTTGTTGACCGTTGCGCGACGCTTTAGCGATAATAGGTAAATCACCTTCATAAGAAATTACAACAAAATGGCGTTGATGTAATCCAACTGCATCGTGTGATGATACATTAGGAACCCAAACAGCCTCAATATTTTCTTCTTCACCAAAACCGCTACCTGCGCGCAACACCCATTCAATTGACGCTTGTTGGTGACACGCTGTTGCTGCGCCGTAGGGTGAAAAGCCAGTAATAGGATGCCACGCGCCAAGACCCGATGCTACTTTTGGACCATCATCTGTAATAGTCAAACTGTTTAACATAGAGTAACGCTCACCATGCCAACCAACAGCACCAACCGCGCGTGTCCTATCTATTGCATCAACAACCCCGCTAAAGTGAACTTGCGTAGTAGCATAATGGTCAAAAGGACTGTTAGAAGCATCTGTTACGCCACTCGCGCCAACTGAACGCAAACCATCTGTTGCATTTTGAAATCCATTATCCCATCTCAAGTTGCCTGTTTTTGACCAAACAAACACTTTGTATTGTCCACTACTTTCGTCAACACCCGGCACTGCACCAGTTCCACTTCCTATACATTCTTCTAACGAAGGTTGCATACTTCTTTGATTATTACCAAGAATAAATGTTCCACTTGTTTTATCATAATGAGAATAATACCCATAATAAGAGCGAGTTCCATTAGACAAGCGAATCCAACCAAACTCCGGTAAATTCTTTGGTAAAGGACCGCTGGACATAACAACTAATCCGTGAGGGTTTGGAGTATATATTCCCATCAATCCAACATCAATCCAACCGTATCTGTCTTGTCGTTGCGCATCTTGGAATGAAGGTAAGAATGTGCCACCAAGAGCCTTTAGATTAGCGCGACCCGGCCATGTGTTGATTGCTGATGCGACGACTGCACCTAACTCTTCACTATTTTGACAGCGCGTAGCGTCAATCAAAAACACATCATCGGGAACTGCCGCATCTAAATTATCATCATAATCGGTTAACACTTGAGAGCCAACGCGGAACATTGTAGCGTTTAAACCAATTGTGCCAATATGTTGAACAGCCGCATTTGCTGAATTTACTAATGTTGCTTCAACAGGGTGTGGTGGGTTTTTTCGCACGCTGTTATCAAACCATGAACCTCCCGCTGTATATCCTCCATCAAGATGATATATTGCACCACTTAAATGCCAAGAAGTGTTTGTAAATCTTGAAGTAGCGCGATAATGCGAAAATGGGTGAGAGTATTCATTACCCGCGTTGTAAACAACACCTTGAGTAAAGTTAGCAAAATGATGAGTAACATAACGCGCTTCTGTTGCATATTGTTGGTTGAAGTTAATATTTGGTGAACCATACGACGGCTCCCAATGTCTAAATGGCGAATATGGAAATACATTTTCTGCGCCATAAACATCTGTCATTGGTAAGAATTGATTTGCTCCACCTCTCAATACAGTATTACTCAACTCGTTTGGTAAGAAGAAACCGGATTCAACACCCATTTCAAATGCTGTTGCGACTGAACCATCAATAGCAGTGTATAATTTGTTAGCCACAGTCCATTTAGCCGAAGGTTCAACCGATGCATCAAAACCTATACCTGCACCTTCGCCATACCAGTGCTTAGGAACTGCTTGACCCGGACCAAATATCATGTAAGCAACACTATTGACTGAATCATCGTAACGCGCGTATGGGTGAGCAAAACGAAGAACGACCGGAGTAGGTTTTGCAATATTGACATTTGTGTATGTTGTCCCCGGTATAGTATGGGTGTTGGTGTTTCCATCAATGTCTGTGTTTAGTATAGCATTTTGATTAGCAAACGGTGGGGTTGCTTCTCCGCGATGTTGGTCTAATGCAACGGTGGCAGGGAACATAGCAAATAACGCTGTTGTGTCAAGAAGCGCGTATGCTCCCATCTTTTCACCTATGTCTTGCATACCTGTGCTACCTGTCGGTCCATTTGCGTATGGGTGTTTGTTATGAGTTGAATAATCAACGCGAGAGCCGTCGTTGATGTCCATAACAACACCACTAAAACCTCCACCGAAGTAAAGAGGAACATGATTGTCAATACTATCTTGTCCACCTCGGAAATATAATAGAGGATTACCACGACGATTTCCACGAAGACGAAGACCATGTATATCGTTAACGAATTTAAATCTTTGAAGAATAATATCCACTACGAGTTTATCTTTGAATTCACCTTTTGATTCACCATGATGCCAAGCAACTAAATCGC